AATTAGTTAAAAAATGGCAAGCGATTCTGGAAGCAGAAGGCGCTAGCGTAATCAAAGACAACTATCGTAAAGAAGTTACAGCACAATTACTTGAGAACCAAGTAAATGCAATGCGCGAATCAGCACAAACTCTTAACGAAGCAATTGCTAACATCGGTGGTGATGGTATCTCTCTAGGTGGTGCTGGTACTAATGCAAATATGGCTGGTTATGATCCAGTTCTAATCTCTCTAGTACGTCGTGCAGTTCCACAAATGATTGCTTATGACATCGCTGGTGTTCAACCAATGACACAACCAACTGGTCTTATCTTCGCAATGAAGAGTCGCTATTCTACACAGGGTGGCACAGAAGCTCTTTTCAACGAAGCAGACACTGACTTTGCTGGTACAGGAACTCATGCTGGTTCTAATCCAGTTTCTGGTTCTTATACAACTGGTACTGGTATTACTACAGCAAATGCTGAAAATCTAGGTGATTCAGTTGCATTTGGTCAGATGGCATTCAGTATCGAAAAGACAACTGTTACTGCTAAGACACGTGCTCTAAAGGCAGAATACTCAGTTGAACTAGCGCAAGACCTAAAAGCAGTTCACGGTCTTGATGCTGAAGGCGAACTAAGCAACATTCTTTCAAGCGAAATTCTAAACGAAATCAACCGTGAAGTTGTTCGTACAGTATATACAGCTGCTAGAACTGGTGCTCAAGCAGGTACAGCAACTGCTGGTACTTTTGACCTAGACGTTGACTCTAACGGTCGCTGGTCAGTTGAGAAGTTTAAGGGTTTAATGTTCCAAATCGAACGTGAAGCTAATGCTATTGCACAAACAACACGTCGTGGCCGTGGTAACTTCATCATCTGTTCTTCAGATGTTGCAAGTGCATTGGCAATGGCTGGTGTTCTAGACTATGCTCCAGCACTAAGCACAGGTCTAAATGTTGACGAATCAAGCACAACTTTTGCTGGTGTTCTAAACGGTAAGTACAAAGTGTATGTTGATCCATACTCTGCAAATGCTAATGCTGCTGATGCTACTCAGTTCTTCTGTGTAGGTTACAAAGGCACTTCAGCATTTGATGCTGGTCTATTCTATTGCCCATACGTTCCTCTAGAGAAAGTACGTGCTATCGACCCAGCAACTTTCCAGCCAAAGATTGGTTTCAAGACTCGCTATGGAATGGTTGCAAACCCATTCACCAGCTTGTCTTCTGGCCAGAACATTTACTATCGTAAAGTAGCTGTAGCAAACATTATGTAAAGTGATTGATACCTGGCATAAGACCAGGTATCATGTATCCAGCCGGATACTTCACGGGAGGCTTCGGCCTCCCTTTTTATTTTATAAATAGTAGTATGCTAAACAGAATTCTTACCTGCCCATTTCCGGAAAACCTTAGCCCATTATCACCTAATGGCTATAAGTTTTCTATTCAAAAAATTCCTGAGTTGGCTTATTTTTGCCAAGAGGTAACGTTACCCGATTTAATTCTAGGTGATATATTTCAAACTAATCCTCTTACAAATATTAGTCTTCCCGGTGATCAGATTACTTATAGTCCATTAGAAGTAACATTTTTAATGGATAATAAGATGTCTAATTATAAAGCAATTTATGATTGGATAGTTGGACTAGGATTTCCTCAAGACAATACACAGTTTCAAGATCTATTAAACTCTTCAACTCAACAAAATCTATCAGATGCTGCTAAGGTTCATTCAGATGGTACTCTAATCGTATTAGATAATGCTTCTAATCCTGTGCAAACAATTCAATTTATAGACATGGTTCCAATCTCACTTGGAAGTCTAACATTTACTTCTATTTCTCAAGACGTTCAATATCTAGTTGGACGTGCTACTTTTAGATATACTTACTATAAATTTATTTAGTTGTACAATCTTATTGGTCTATGATATAATATAGATCAATTTGGAGATATATTATGACATTAGATGAACTTCATGATCTATGGGATCAAGACTGTAATATTAATGACGATCATCTAGATCGTGAATCAGTTAAGACTCCTAATCTTCACGCAAAATATATACGATTTCTTATTCAGCATAAGATGAAACTTGCTGCGCTTCACACCGAATATAAACTAATGCGTCAAAGAAAATTTCGTTACTATCGTGGCGAAATGGGAAAGCAAGAACTAGAAGATCTTAGCTGGAATCAATGGCAAGGTAATAAGCCATTAAAGAATGAGATGGATGAATTTCTTGAAGGTGATTCTGAACTAAACAAGATCACCATCAAGTGCGAATATATAAAGGGTATGATAGAGGCGTTAGAGTCTATACTCGGACAAATTAAAGCTAGAGATTGGCAAATTCGTAATGCAATTCAGTGGAAGCAGTTTATAGCAGGATCGTAATGATAACTATTGAGAAGATTAATGAAGTCTATATAAGAATCTACACAGATCCATCTATAGCACAAGAACTTTCAGAGTTCTTTACGTTTGAAGTTCCAGGAGCAAGATTTACACCAGCATTCAAAGCAAGAATCTGGGATGGGAAGATTCGTATGTACGATCTTCATAGAAAAACTTTATATCTTGGCTTACTAAAATATGTTCAAGATTTTGCTGAACGTAATGATTATAATATTACATATCAGAACGAGGTAACTTCTACTACTAATGTCTCTATCGAGAATATAAAAGAATATGCAGAGTGGTTAAACCTACATGGAAGAGGTGAACCAATAAAAATTAGAGACTATCAGCTCGATGCAATTCACAAAGCAGTCTCTACAGAAAGAACTGTACTTCTATCACCTACAGCTTCTGGAAAATCTCTTATCATTTATACAACCATGCGCTATCACCTTGAAGAAGGTAGGAAAGTCATATTGGTAGTGCCTACTACTTCATTGGTAGAGCAAATGTATACAGATTTTCAAGATTATTCCAGTGCAAATGGATGGAGAGTAGATCGCCACTGTCAGAAACTATACAGTGGATTTACTCGTGATTTTACTAGCGATGTATTAATAACTACATGGCAATCAATATACAAACAACCAGCAACTTGGTTTAGTCAGTTCGATGTCATCTTTGGAGATGAAGCTCATAATTTTAAAGCTAAATCATTGACTACAGTTATGGAAAAGATGTCTAATGTTAGATATCGTATTGGCACTACCGGAACTCTTGATAATAAGAAAGTTCATAAACTTGTATTAGAAGGTATCTTTGGACCAATCCATCGTGTGATTACTACTAAAGAGTTGATGGATACTAATCAGGTTGCTAATCTACAAATAACATGTCTTGTACTCAAGTATGATGAGGTAACTCGTAAAATAGTTAATAAATCTACGTATCAAGAAGAGATGGATCATATCGTTAAACATGAAAAGCGAAATAAATTCATACGAAATCTTGCCTTAAATTGTGAAGGCAATACCCTTGTTCTTTTTCAATACGTAGAGAAACATGGTAAAGTACTCCATGATATGATAAAAGATAAAGCGCATGATAAACGTAAGATCTTCTTCATCTATGGTGGTACTGACACTGAAGCACGTGAATCTGCTCGTAAGTTAGCAGAACAAGAAACTGATGCTATTTTTATTGCATCATTTGGAGTATTTTCTACAGGGATAAATATACCATCTATTGAGAATGTTATATTTGCTTCACCTAGTAAGTCAAAGATAAGAAATCTCCAATCTATTGGAAGAGGTCTAAGGCTTAAAGAAGGAAAGACTCACTGTAATCTATATGATATATCTGATGATCTACATTGGAAGTCTTGGAAGAATCATACACTTGGTCACTTTGCAGAAAGACTAAAAACTTACTCTGAAGAAAAATTTAATTATAAAATTATAGAGGTAGATCTTGAATGATTATGTAGTTATCAAATTAGTTTCAGGCGAACAATTATTTGCAAGACTTCTTAACGAGACTGAGAATGGTGTTGTTATTCTTAATCCTATAAATGTAAGAATAGTATCAATGACAAATTCTAAAGGAGAAGTTATAGAAAAATCAGTCATGAGTGTATTTACTCAGTTCACTGAAGATAAACAATTTGTGTTTAATCGGAAAGACATTATCTTCTGCAAGAATCTTCACCATAAGATGGTACCATTCTATAGAAGCTTTATCAATCAATTAATGATCGATGAAGAAGAGCTTGAAAAGATAGAATTTCATGAAGAACCAGAAGAAAAATATTCTAAATTTAATTACCATTAGATATTATCCTGAAGATACATTATACTGTATTTTTCGAAAGCTGTACAATCTAAATTTTCAAATCATTAATTGTACAATATTACTATAATGGTATATTATAGATTGAAATAATTACGGAGGTGTGATGGCCACTCATTATGTCAACAATGCCGAGATGTTAGAGGCTATCAAGATATATAAGATTCAGCTGAAAGAAGCTCGTGAAAATGGTACGACTGAACCTAGAATTCCAGAGTACCTAGGTAAGTGTATATTAATGATAGCAAATAGATTATCTCACAAATCAAACTTTATCAACTACTCGTATCGAGATGATATGGTTTTAGATGGAATTGAAAACTGTATTCAGTGTATGAATAGTTTCGATCCAGATAAATCTTCAAATCCATTCTCATATTTTACTCAAGTTATTTACTTTGCTTTCCTTCGTAGAATTGCAAAGGAGAAAAAGCAATCTTATATTAAAGGTAAGCTTATTCGAGATGTAGCACTCGAAAGTTTTGAATTGCAAGATCACGATGATGATACTGATTTTAAGAATGCATATGCTATTTTTATGCAAGCAAATTCCACCTTTGATGATTCTTTCATAAAGAATAAAGAAAAGAAAAAGAAAATTAAAGAAGAACAATCGCTTGAAAATTTTATTGAAGAAAACGCTGAAGAATTACTTAAAGATTTAAAGATTGATGAAGATGAATGACTGGTTAGATAAAGTTGCCTTAGCCGCATCTGTTTACTGTGAATTGCCAGACGTAAATGAAGATCAAATTGATAGATTTATTGAATACTTGTTTAAAGTATATGGGTATAATCATCTCTTAAATATGAAAAATTCATGAAAGTTGCTATAATAACAGATCAACACTTTGGTGCTCGCAACGATAGTACTCAGTGTTTAGACTATTACGAACAATTTTACAAGAATGTCTTCTTTCCAAAGCTTAACGAAGAAAACATTACTACTATTTTAATTCTTGGTGATACTTTTGATAGACGAAAGTATATCAACTTCAATAGTCTTGCTCGCGCAAAGAAGATGTTCTTTGACGTAGCATATGATAATGATATGATGATTACAATGATCGCTGGTAATCATGACACATACTATAAGAATACTAACGACGTTAATAGCCCTGAGCTAACGCTAGCCGAGTATATCAATATTATGGTCATTACTAGACCAGAAACAGTATCTATTCATGGAATTCCTGTACTTTTTCTCCCTTGGATATGTGCAGACAATTACCAGGATTCAATGAATGAGATAAAGAACACAAAGGCCGACATATGTATGGGTCATCTCGAGGTAGCAGGTTTTGCAATGTACAGAGGAGTTGAATCACATGATGGATTATCTAAAGATACGTTTAGCAAATTTGACATGGTATTTTCAGGACACTATCATCATCGTTCTGACGACGGGCATATTTATTATCTCGGCAATCCTTACGAATTAACATGGCAGGATTACAAAGATTCTCGTGGCTTTCACTTGTTTGATCTTAATACTCGTAAGCTAGAGTTTATTCAAAATCCATATAGTTTATTTGAACGATATGA